CTGAGGAGTGATGGACCTACGGAGCAGGCTGAATACTTCTTCCTTCTTCCGATTGCCCTTCAGATAACCTTTAGCCCTCGCCTCATCCATGGTGATGTTAGCATAGGTTGTGCGAATACGAGAATAAGGAACCCTGTGAACACCCTTAAGGACTACATCTACCCACTCGGTATGACGACGGATCATCTGAGGCGGATTATTCAGTTCCTTAGCATCCGGGAAGAGCATATCAATATCAGTTACGCCATAGGTCTGCTCAGTACCATCACTATTAAACAGAGCATGACAAAGGACTCCGCCTTCCTTCAGCCCCTCTTCTACAGCATGCTTAAGAGTGCCATACCTCTTAGCATCCTTGAAGAAAGCCTTAAGCTCTTCAGGAGAGAGGATCTTCTCATTGGGTTCTTCATTGTCAAACAGGTTGTGTTTCATTTCTTCATTTCCTCCATCATCGTCATTGGCTTCTCCTTCTTTATCCTGAAGAGCCATACCTATCATGAACTGGACAACTTTCTTCTGCTCGTCAGTCATTTCGTCATAAACGTCTTTGACTGTACGTTCTTTATTTTCAGCCACTTTGGATTCCTCCTTTGGAGTTTCTTTACTTTCTTTTGGTAATTCCGAATGATAAAGCTCAATTTCACAATCATCCGGATTGTAAATAGTTGCTTCGAATTCTTCATTCTGATCAGCAGAATGAGCCAGTGGTACATCGATATATGCACCTGGATTAGCCCCGGCAAGAACCAGGCTTACTTCTCTAATGACTCCATGCATAACATCTTTCTGAGGTGTCTCTTTAAGCTTGTCTGCAAAGATAGAGAAATACTTAAGGTCTCCATGTATAACGCATTCTTTAGCGTAATCGCCCATAGCGGTATGATTGCAAGAGGCGTACCCATAGACACCATCATCTCGATTTTCCAGAGTTACATTGCCAATGACCCTGTCAAGCTGATCATGAACATGGCTATATACCATAGGAAGCACTTTTCCATCCTGTGCTTCGAAGGCTCCATGGCGAATAGTGCGGCCATCAGCGCATTTAACGTTAAACCTGGTCACGTATCCGCTAAAATCATACTTATCAGGTTTCATTTTGAATTTCCTCGTCTTCTGTCAACATTTCAGAATCTTCACCTTCCTGGTTCTGTTGTTCGTTATACTGATTAATGTTCTTATTCCAAAGTTCGTCAGCTTTAGGATCCTCGCTTGGTTTATATCCGAGTCTAGAGCGTCCTTCATTGGAAGAGATAATTGCACCAGAATTGAGATTACTGAGAACCTGAGCAAGATCTTTAAGTGTAATAAACTTAAAGCGATCTTTAATGAAGATGATCTTCTGTCCCTGCGTTCTAGCAGTCTTGGTTATACAAACTCGATCGAACTCCTGTGCGAACACAGTGAGAATTGGGTCGATCATGTTGTTGAAGTAATTGAGCATGGTTTGCTCATTGGCAGCTCCGCTAAAAATGTCAGCTGTAATGCCCATTTGAGAATAGAGCTCCTCAGTAAGGAACTCCACTTGTTTCATTAGATTATTCTCAAGAGGACGATTAAGCTGAGTAACATGCTCAGTCTGGTCAATGTATGCAAAGCCATACTTGGAATTAGTGAGCTGATCTTCAATTTCTTTTCTTCTCTTCTTAGCCCACTCTTCTTTTCCAGGATGACTTAAGCTATATGGAACACTGATAAGCATGTCCAATTTTCCTGCTCCAGACTGTTCATCTACTGCATCCAGCAGATTCAGTTTTCGAATCAGCCGCTGCAGAGTTGAGTTTGGAGCATTCATGATTTCATAAAACGGATTTGTCACAATAACAGTTGACTTTTTAAGAACTGTAACTGTTTCTTTTCGTCCGGTTTTCTCGTTATAAACTTCAACCTTGACAGTCTTTGGTGCCCACTCCAGGATCCTTCCAGTTCTCATTGTCAGAATGTTGAATGATGAGTTTGTAGCAGGGTCCACATTAGTATCAATTGGAATGCATGCCACAGTTCCTTCATCCAGCATTGACCAAACAGCATCTGCCAAGAAGTCCCTTGCAGACTGGTCTATGTTTGCTTCAACTGAAAATATGTTTTGGAGACCGGATGGAATCTTCTCTAAAAAGTTTCCATTCTCATCGACTCTTGCATGCACCAATCCTATTTGAGCAGCATCATTGGCTATTCGAGTTTTTATTGAGTTTATTATTGACCTCTCATTGCCTCGATATAAATGAGTTCGAGAGTAATCATATGAGTATGAACTTCCATAGTTCGTCGGATCTCGATTGTTTGCTCGAAAGGCATTCCAAGCATGCGAAAGCCTTTCTGTAAAAGTAGGCAATAAAACTCACCTCTTTATTCAAATATCAGATATACGGGTTTGATTAATCACCTGCGAGCTAATAATCGTGGCTGCGGCTATACCAGTGCCTATCTACCTCTTACTAATCAATTATGCAATGCATTTCTCTCTTTTTTACTACTAATCCAATATGCCATTCTTACGAAGAATTTCTGTTGCTTCTGTAAGCATTGCTTTTTCGTCTGAACCCGGTGGTGCACCAAGAATATGTATCATATCAATTGACATAGCTGCTTCAAAAACAGAGTTATATGCTTCAGTATATGCTTCATTAAATTTATTTACATCATCGATTTTGACATTGTTCCAATGTTTATTAAACTTATCTATTACACCATTGTTCATAACATCAGAAGTTCTGTTATATGATTCTAACCATCTTTCGGATGCTGCTTTTTGCCATCCTTTAGAAGCTCTTTCAAGTTGTTTAGGATCACTATAATCAGCATTTTTAGATTCCGATCCATATCCATATCTAGCTTTACCAGCTTCAGTAAGACTGCCATCTTCATTTTGATAGCGTCTTACGCCCCACTTTTGACCAAGGATACCACGATGTTCAAGATAAGGAGAGGTTATAGTATAATACAAAAGTACCAACCCCTATAAATTAAATTTTCCAAGGTTTTTTCTCAGTAACTCAGCAGTATAGTCTTCTATGCTCTTGCTTGAGCCGGTCTTCATATTGTTGTAAGCAGCTGCAACTGGAATTGCTACTGCAGCTGCGGCTACAGCAAATTTAGCACCCCGCTTAATAACTGCAGCAGTGTCTCGAGCTCCTCTTTCAGCTTTTGCTCGTCTAGTAGCGGCCTCATAATCAGCATTAGCTACATGCCTATCAAAGGCTTCTTTGTAATCCTTATTAGCCGTAAGTGTTCCATCAGAGTTTTGATACCTTCGTTGACCCCATTTCATTCCTAGAATACCGAAATGTTCCAAATAAGGAGTCACTGGCGCTGTTCCTACATAATAAGTCATTAGTATCTCCCTACTGCACGGTTATACAGTTCACTAATCAGTAACTCGGAACCGGTATCCGAAACTGTATTTTCTATAATTCTACCTACTCTTTTAGGAGGGGAGCTCAGTGAATCTAAAGATACCCCAGCTCTCTTAGCAATGATATGTGCTACAACTTCTCCGCCAACATTGCGTATAACACTAATTGCAATTGCATTATTAGCCCTATCATTTAGAGATTTTGACCTATCATTATCTAAAAATCTAGAAATGATGTTCTTTTTCTTAACCTCACCTTTAAGCCTTTTTTCATAGAAATCTATATCCTTATCAAGTCTCATTTTCTGTCTTTTCGACATAATTTTTCTTCTATAGGCCATAGATGAGTCATTCTTAATTTTCTTCAGATTCTTCAGAGTTTCTCGTTCAGAACCAGAAGCAACTTTATACCTTGTTTTACCAGCGGAAGTAAGAGTGCCATCCTCGTTCTGGTATCGTCTTAGCCCCCATTTCATTCCTAATATGCCAAAATGTTCCATATAAGGAGTCACTGGCACTGTTCCAATATAGTATGTCATAGATCCAACCTCATTGCAGTCAATCCTCCCCACACATCATCTTCATCCGAAATGGATCCAAGACTTTTGAAGCCTTTCTTTTCATAAATATGACGCGCATCTGGAGAATTACCAGGAACTTCAAGGGTCATCTGTTTATAACCATTTTTCTTTACATAATCAATTATTGAATCCATGGTATCGCTTGCATATCCATGTCCACGATACTTATTATTAATTCCAAGCCAGGCAATATTTACTGAATCTTCGGATTCTTGAAAAATAGTTACATCTCCAATTGCTTTATCTACTCCTGGTATTTTCACATCAAATATCTTTGTATTGAGTGATTCTTTTAGTATTTTCTCAGATCTTTTACTTAATGCTTGATTGAGCCATGACTTCTTTTGCTCATTAAGACTTACTTTCTTACCTTGTATATTCGTTCTTTCATTATACTCTTTAGAAAGTGTTTTTTCTCCAAGAGGATAAGGAGGACCATTTCTCACTCCCCATTCTTGGCCTTTTATCCCATGGTGCTCCATATAAGGAGTCACTGGCACTGTTCCTACATAATATGTCATACAAATGACTCCCTAAACAGTTTGAATACAACATAGGCATCAAGCATCGCAGAAACACTATCAATCTTTTGATCGTATCTAAACAGTTACCCATGGCAAACACCATAAGCTCCTGATCAAATAGCAGCTTGCGATCCTCTGCCAATTTCTTAAGTTCTCCCAGAGGGACCGATTCAGTCTTAGAACCCTGACGGACCTTTTCGATCTGGAAAGAGCCATGTTCCATAATCCATCTTTCAATGAAGTCTTTGGCATTATAGACATCATACCCAACACTCTCAATGATGTACTCATTGTCATGAATGTACTCATCAAGGTCATCATACACTTCCATCATGTTTAATACCGATCCATCAAGAACCATTAAACTACCCTCTTTAATGAATTCATCGTACTTTTCTCTAAGAGAAGGCTGAAGTTTCATAAGAGTATTAGATGAAATGTAAGCTCTTGTCTTAATGCCAAACTGTCCATATGGTAATGGGAACATAAAAGTAAAAGCACAGAAGTCATCACCTCTTGAGAGGTCAATACCCATGCTGCACTGCATCTTCCAGTAGTCCCTGGGTCTATGCGGAAGAGTCTCCTCATAGGTAAAGAAGTATGTATAGCCCTCCATAGGAATGCCAAACCTTTTCGCAATGATGTCATTCCTTGCTGCGGGGGCTTTTTCAGATCGCTCTTTGTCCAGTGCGTATGTTTCATATGTTACTGTTTTTCCAAGGTTTGGATTAGCTTTAACCCACATGGATTCGTCATCGACTTCTTTAATGTCGTCCAGACGATACCACCAGATAGACACATGCGGGTTATAGTATTCTCCTCTTAGAATGCTCATAAGTTCCATTTTGATTGTATCA